AATATTGCAGCAAACTATATCACTGCAGTTCAAGTTGGTAATACAAATACACTACATACTGGTTATCTAACAACTGGATATCAACCAAATATCGTAGCTGTTGGAACTCTTGCTAATTTAACGGTTACTGCTACGATTACGGGCAGTGTAAGTGGTAACGCTGGTAGTGCAACAAAACTTCAAACTGCAAGAAACATCAATGGCACACCATTTGATGGAACAAGTGATATTACTGTCACTGTAGATGCTAATAACTTAACTGGCACAACACTTGCAAGTGGTGTAACTGCTTCAAGCCTACAAAGTGTTGGTTTCTTGAACAATCTAAGCGTTAATGGCAACATAAACACATGCAATAGCGTTATCACAAACAGTGTAACAGCAGGTGTTTATACACAAAACATTAGCACTTATGATGGTGTTGGAAACTTAAATGTTTATGTACCACGCAATGCAAACCTAACAGTTAATGCTGCACAGGTTGCTGCAAACCTTGTAGTACATGGCAACAGTGCTGCTGGTTATCAGAATCTACTTGTTACAAGTGGTGCAACTGGTCAGGTTGGTATTAAGGTTGCTCCAAATGCAATTACTAGTGGTGCAAGTCTAGAGATTAACAGCACAGATAGTATTCAGATTCCAGTTGGTACAACTGCACAGCGTCCTACTGGTGCTGCTGGTATGATTCGTTATAATACCACTAATGCTCAGTTTGAATATTTTAATGCTACTACCTCTACTTGGGTTGGGGCGCAAGGTGCTTATACTACCATCACTGAAAGTTCATTTACAGGTGATGGAAGCACGACTGCATTTACATTAGCACAAAACAGCACAACAAACGGTACGTTCGTAAGTGTTAACGGTGTTCTACAAATTCCAACTACTGCATATAGTGTAAGTGGCAACGTACTGACATTTACAGAAGCACCAATATCAACTGATATTATTGATGCTCGTGTGGTTGCTGCTACAACAACAGTAACTGGTATTAGTGGAAGTACTGGTGGTAGTGCCGCAGTCCAAGCAAATAGCAGTGTTTATATTACTGGTGGTCTTGCACCAGCAGTTAATCCAACAACGCTAACACAAAATACTCCAACTACAATTGATACCTTCCCTACATCAACTTATCGTGTTGCAAAGTATGTGATCAAGGTAAGTGATAGCACAAACGGTGTATATTGTGGAGCGGAACTTATTGTTGCACATAATGGAACTACTGCAACAAGTCAAGTTTATGGCGTAGTTAATACTGGCGCAAACGCACTTGCTACATTTAGTTCATCAATTAGTGGTGGTAATGTTAATGTGACCGCAAATACTTGGAGCAGCACGGCAACTGCTACGGTATTCCAAACTTATATGCCAGTATAATAGCCAGCAGGGAGATATGGAACTATGGCAAATACAAATTTTACGGTACATAATGGTCTTACCGTAGGACCAACAACAATTGATGCTGCCACAGGCAATATAAATTCCAGCGGTAATATAACAATAACTGGTTCAGTTTTTTTAGGCACTAGTTTAAATTATACTCCGCTGTATGCAAGATTGCAACATGGTGATAATATTAACAACTATGTTCAGTTAGTAGTACAAAATCAAAACAATGGAAATCAAGCAACAACAGATATTGTTGCAGTAGCAAATAATGGAAATGACAATGATACATTTATTGATTTTGGTATTAATAGCAGTGGATACAACCAAGCAGCATATAACTTAACTGGTCCAAATGATGGATATCTATATGTTGCTGGCAATACAAGTACTGGTGGTGGTAATCTTGTTATTTCTACCTATACTTTAAAAGATATTGTATTTTCTCTTGCTGGTTCTGCAACTGGTAATGAAATAGCACGTTTTCGTGCTAACACTAATAGTTTCGTGGTTAGTAGTTCAACCACTTCAACATCTACATCAACTGGCGCATTAATTGTTAATGGTGGCGCTGGAATTAGCGGTACTGTAACCGCAGCAAACGTTTCTTCTGTCAGTGGAACAAATGTTGGATATCTTACTGCTGATTCAAATTATGTTCATATTGGTGCAGCATCGGCTACACAATTAAATTTTAAAGTTGCAGGACAAACACCAGCTTTTATTGGAGCAAACGGTTCTGTAGTTGTAACAGGCAATACTTCTTTACAAAGTAATGGTTATGGAAATATATATGTTCAAACTGCCACTGGTGGGGTTAGTGGTTATGTAATTGCCGATACAAGCAATGTTCATGTAGGTTCATATACAAATACACAAGTTAATTTTAAACAAAATAATACTACTGCAGCATTTATTGATACAAGCGGCAATTTTAATATTGTTAATGCATTGAAAGTAGCAGGCAATACTACATTTATTAATACAACAGTAATTAATACAACAGATACTCTAAGCGCACCTACTGTACAAGCTGGTACAATTGGCAATAGCGGTGCTGTATTATATGGAACACTTAATAGTAGCAGTGCATCTCAAACTAATATCACTGCTGTTGGCACTCTTGGATCATTAACCGTAAGTGGAACAACCAATCTCCAAGGTACTACTAATGGTGCTACTATTAATGCAACCACTTTACAGGGCGGTACAATTGGCAATAGCGGTGCTGTATTATATGGAACACTTAATAGTGCAAGTGCTGCACAGACCAATATTACAAGTGTTGGTACATTGAGCGGTCTTACAGTTAGTGGTGCAATTGTTCCAAGCAGTAACGCAAGTATTAATATTGGTGGAACAGGTTCACAATATTTTAATAACGTATATGCTGTAAACTTCCTTGGAACTTCAACTACTGCAAAATACGCCGACTTGGCCGAACGTTATACAAGCGATGCAGAATATGAAAGTGGAACTGTTGTTGATTTTGGTGGTGATGCAGAAGTAACTCTAAGCAATATTGATGGTAGTCAATATGTTGCTGGTGTCGTATCAACTAATCCTGCTTATATGATGAACAGCGATGCTGATGGTTTGTATATCGCACTTCAGGGTCGTGTGCCAACTAAAGTTACTGGACCTGTTCGTAAGGGACAAATGATGGTATCCAATGGAGATGGAACTGCTCGTAGTGAAAACAATCCAAAAATGGGCAGCGTTATTGGCAAAGCATTAGAAAATTTTGGCGATGGAGTGGGTGTTATAGAGGTGGTAGTTGGTCGTCTGTAAGTATCAATAAATACCTTACAGGATTAACAAATGGCTTTAACAAGGGTTCGTGCTGAAAATATTTTAGACAGCGACTTTAAAAACAGTTGCCGTGCTACTAGTTTCACGAATATTACACTAAGTGGTGGCGCGCCAAATACACTTGACGGTGTAACGCTTGCTGCTAATGATCGCATACTTGTTCAAGGTCAAACTATCACAAACCAAAATGGCATCTATTATGTAAGCACATTAGGCAGTGGAAGTAATGGTACTTGGACACGTGCGCAAGATGCTGCACAACCATATAGTATCACAACTGGTCTTCTTGTTTATGTTAATGAAGGCACAAACTATGGTCAGCGTTTTTATTATGTAACTACCATCGGTAATATTATTGTTGGTACTTCAAATATTACGTTTGCCAATCTTGGCAGTAATTTTTCTAATGTAACTGCTACTAACATCACTGCAAACACTGCGATTTACAGCAATGCTTATTACTATGGAAATGGTTTAGCATTTGGCGGTGGTGGTAGCAGTATATATAGCAATTCAAATGTTGCTGCATACCTACCAACGTATAGTGGCAATATTAGTGCTGGTAATATTACTGTTAATGGTAACTTATTTGTAACTGGTAATATCACAACACAAAATTATGAAACCATTACACAAACCGAATATGCAAATAGCATTATAGCAAGTGGCAACATAACAGCACAAACGGCAAATGTGTATGCAAGCAATGTTGTTGCTAATACAGGATTATATGGTTATATTGCAACTAATGCACAAACTAATATTACAAGTGTAGGAACGTTAAGTGCGCTTACTGTAAGTGGCACGACTAATTTACAAGGCACAGTAAATGCGGGTGGTACAATCAATGCTGCTACATTACTTGCAACATCTATAGGAAATTCTGCCAGTAGTATAACTGGTACTTTACAAACTGCCGCACAAACTAATATCACAAGTGTAGGCACACTAGGTTCATTGGCGGTTACTGGTGCAGTAAATGCCAATACATTTAATGGTATTGCCGTATATGCTGGTACAATTGGTAATACAGGTGCGACTTTAACTGGAACCTTATCAACTGCCACACAGACTAATATCACCTCTGTTGGTACGCTAGGGTCATTGGCGGTTACTGGTGCAGTAAGCGCCAACACATTTAATGGTGTTGCAGTATATGCAGGCACTATTGGTAATAGTGGTTCTACACTTACTGGTACCTTATCAACTGCATCACAAACTAACATTACAAGCGTTGGAACACTTACAAGTTTAAATTCTACTGGAACCATAGCTGCTCCCACGGTCATTGCTGGCACAATTGGTAATGCTGGTGCAGTACTTTATGGAACACTTAACTCACAAAGTGCAAGTCAAACAAACATTACAAGCACTGGTGCGCTTACAAGTCCAAGTTTCACCACTTCAAATGGTGGTCAAGTAACTGGTTATCTTACTGGTGCTATTGGTGCAAACACTGCAAACACTGGTACATTCACAACTATAACCGCAACTACCGCAATCCATGGCACTATAAGTTCTGGTAGTATTGTTGGTTATCTCAATGGTGCGCTTGGCGCAAATACACCCAATACTGTTGTTGCAACTTCTGTAACTACAAGTAGTGGCGGTCAGATTACTGGTTATCACACTGGTGCAATTGGTGCAAATACACCAAATAGCGGCGTATTTACAACAGCAAGCACGAGCGGTAACCTTACAGTTGGTGGTAACTTAAATCTAACAGGTAATGTTGTTAATATAACATCCAATGTTTATTCACAAGGCGGTATATTTTATGGAACCATTCCCACTGGTTTCAACGCATTGTACGCAGGTCAATCTACATTTACTCCACTTGCTCAAACCGTAGTTCAGGTAAGTGATAATTATAATAATTTTGCCCAGATAAATCATCAGAACAGTAATAGTGGTAGCGCAGCAAGTACTGACTATGTTGCAACCGCCGATAATGGAACGCAGAATGATGGATATATTGATTTAGGTATCAATAGCAGTACATTTGCTCAAGGAACACTAGATAGAGCAAATGATGGTTTTCTTTACATGGCGGGAAATACTACAACGCTTGGTGGAAACCTCATCATTGGTACTCTTGCTGCAAACGATATAGTATTTGGTCTTGCCGGTTCAAGTCCTGCAAATGAATTTGCTCGTATGAGAGCAAATACAAATAGTTTTGTAATCAGTAGCACAACAGCCACTACATCTACATCAACTGGTGCTCTACAAGTTCGTGGTGGTGTTGGTGTTGCAGGTGCAGTATATGCAAATAATTTTAACGGTGTATCCCTATATGCTGGCACTATTGGTAATACAGGAGCAGCACTTGTTGGAACACTATCTACTAATGCTCAGCCGTATGTTACAAGTGTTGGAACGCTAACATCACTGGCTGCAAGTGGTAACATAACTGCACAAACTGCTAACGCATATGCTTCTTATATTGTAGCAAATAGCGGATTAAGCGGTACTCTGATAACAAATGCTCAGCCGTATGTTACAAGTGTTGGAACATTAAACGGTGTAGTTTCAAGTGGTAACATAACTGCACAAACTGCAAATGTGTATGCTGCTAACTTAGTTGGTAATACTGGCATTTATGGCGCACAGTATTATTGGAGTAATGGCAATGTATTCAGCAGTGGAAGCAGTGGTGTTACTCTAACCACAAGTAATACTGCTCCAAGCAGTCCAACTGCTGGTGCGCAATGGTATCAGGGCAATACTGATATTCTTTATGAATATATCAAGGATGCCACTGGCGCAAGTTATTGGGTAGATATTTCTACTCGCTCTTTAATTTCTAATAGTGTGACTGCTGGCGCATTTACTACGCTAAGCGCAAGTGGTAATACCACACTAAACAACTATGCAAACATTTATATTGCAAATGGTAGCACATCAACAACAAGTGCGCTAACAATTGTAGGCAATGTTTATGGTCAAGGTGGTAGTGGATATCTTGATTTTCTTAAATTACAAAACACTTATAGTGCCGCAACCAATCCTAACAAATTTTTCCGTGTAAATTCTACTGGTGGCATTGAAATTGTTAATAGTGCATATACAAATACTATATTTCAAATGCAAGATAGTGGTGACACAACAATTGCTGGTAACTTAACGGTTAGTGGATCGGCTGGTATTACAATGCCAAATCGTCCTGCATTTCGTGTAAGTGGCAATGGTGCATCAATTGCTTCTACTGTTACAGTTTCTGGTGGTTATTTTGTAGTTGATTATAATCAAGGTGGATATTTGAATACATCAACTGGTTACTTTACTGCGCCCGTCGCTGGATTATATCAGGTTAATATTGTAGTCAGAGCCTCTGCCAATAACGTTCCATCTGCACAAATTATCGTCAGAAAAACAACTGCGATTGGCAGCGTAACTACCTCGCAAATTATGATTGAATATGCATCAAATACTACAATGAATCATACAGGTGGCAGCACAATAGTAAAAATGGCTGTTAATGATACACTTAGATTTGATGTAACAGTTGGCACAATTACTTTTGACGGCAACGACAACTGGAGTGTGGCTTATATTGGTTAATCACCACTATAGTATTCACTAAATATTATCATGAGTTTTCCAAGTTCGCCCACAAACGGTCAGCAAGCAACAGTAAATGGAACTAACTATTCCTATAATAGCGCACAAAATACATGGAGCGTTGTTGCATCTACACCATATTTTAATAATATTACGGTAAGCGGAAATACTACAACTGGCAACTTAACAGCAACCACTGCTAATATTAGCGGAAATCTTTATGTTGGTAACGTAATAACAACAAGTGGTATCTTCTATCCAAATGGAGCAACCGCAGGTGGCGGTGGCGGCGGCACACCAGGTGGCGCTAACACTATGGTTCAGTTCAACAATAGTGGTTCATTTAACGGTGCAACTTACCTACAATATAATATAACAAGTGGCAATCTTGTATCTAATAGTACAACTACTGCTACAAGTACAACAACCGGTGCATTAGTTCTTGCTGGTGGATTGGGTGTTAACGGTAATATATATGCAAGTAACTTAAATCTTACCTCAACTACTGCAAGCGCAATTACGACAGTATTAACTCGTGGCAGTGATATTAATTTCCAATTATCCGCACAAAATGGCTCATCTAGTAATGCAACTGGTGCTGAAACAGCAAGATTCGGTATTAATTACAGCGGTATTGGTTGGGATAGTTTTATACAATTTATTCGTGGTAGTAGTTCGCAGAATGGATCGTTGGCTTTATGGGCTGCTAATACAGCAGTAGCAAACGTTGCATCTACTAGCATATATCCAGTAAGCAATAACGCTATTACTCTTGGCACTGCGAGCGGTCAATATTTCTCTGCAATCTATGCTAACAACCATTATGGGTCTAACTTCAATGGCATAAATGTTGTAACCACAGGAAACATTTATAGCGGTGGTAATATTGTTGCCGCAAGTAGCACAAATTCAACATCTTCTACTACGGGTGCGCTAGTTGTTAGCGGCGGTGCTGGTATTAGTGGTAACGTATATGTAGGTGGAAATATCTATACACAGCAGCGTACTGGTTATACATACAGTGGTAATAACACTAGTGTGGCTTATACATTCTATAATGCTACCACTAATAGTATTGATACGGTATTTGGATAATGGCAATAGCATCACGTTTGAATACTAATGGAAATCTGCAAGTTAGTGGGTCATTTGATGAAATTACTAATAATCCATCAACATTTGGAAGTTTTTACTACACCACTGTAAACAATTATTTGAGTGTTCCTGCTGCAACTGCTGGTTCAAAGTATGATTTTGGCACAAGTGATTTTACAGTTGAATGTTGGGTATATGGTTTAACCATCCCAAGTTCAACTTCTGGTTATAACCTTATTATGGCCAGTGCTAATACACTAACTTGGGAACTGCTAACATATAATAGTCAATTATATTGGCACCAAGCAGGCGGTAACTTCTTATTCGGTGGAACAATAACTTATGCTCAGTGGAATCATTTTGCTGCTGTTAGAATTGCAGGAACTCTTACACTTTATATAAATGGTGTAAGTGTTGGCAGCAAGGCTGATTCATACAGTTATGCAGGTCAGGCTACTAGAATATTTGGACCAAACGGCGGTACTGCTGGTTTTTATATGACTAATATAAGAATTATAAATGGCACTGGTGTTTATACTGGTAATTTTACACCACCAGGAAATCCATTGACTGCAAGTACTAATACTGCACTGTTACTAAACTCACCTACTATACCTTCGGCCAATTCTTTTTTAGATGGCAGCACAAATAATGTCACTTTAACAAAAACAGGCACAGTAAATACGATATTTCAAACACCGCTTAATCCAAATGGATACTATGATTATTATTTTAACAATGCTGGTCCAGATTATATAATGGCACCAACCAATGCGTCATATAATTTAACAAGCGGAGATTGGACTATTGAATGTTGGGTATATGGGTTAGGCATAGGTGCTGCACAATTTGGAATTGTCACTGTCACAGATACTACTAATGCAGGAACAAATGGAACGGCAATCTTTTTAGATACCAGCAACAGAATAGGTTTCTTTGTAAACGGTAGTGCTGGTACCGTAACATACTCAGGTAATAATATTATTCTTTCAAATATTTGGTATCATGTTGCACTTGTTCGTAGTGGAAGCACAAATACTTTATATGTTAACGGTGTATCTGTTGCAACAAATTCAGTTACTCCAACAAATTCTACCACACCGCCAGTTGGTATTGGTAGATTATATAATGATAACACAACTTTAACGTGGAGTGGTTATATCTCTAATTTACGAATAGTAAAAGGCACAGCAGTATATACCTCTGGTCCGTTTACGCCACCATCTTCTCGACTTACTGCAATACCCAATACTGTATTATTAACTTGTCAATCTAATAGAATTGTAGATAATAGTACAATTGCAGCTACACTAACCCGAACTGGAGGTTCAGCAGTAACTTCAAATATTATACCATTTTCTTCGTATATATATAGTGGTTCGAACGTAGCTGTACAACGAGTAAACTCTACTGGTACGCTACAAATTACTGGTATATTTGATGAAGTTACAATTAATGGTGGCAGCGTTGCACAAAGAATAAATCCTAATGGCAATTTGCAAGTATCTGGTGTATTTGATGAGTATAATAAACCAGTTTAAGGCTACCTAAATATAGTGTGGAATAATTATGGCAAAACTGTTAGACGGCACACGCATTTATGGTAACGCAACGATTGATAGCAACCTTGTTATCAATGGTGGTTATGCAGCAACTAGTACTACAACAGGCAGTTTGCAGTTAACGGGTGGCGCTGGTATTACTGGTAACTTATATGTTGGCGGTAACTTATCTATCGCTGGTAATACAACGTTTGTTAATACATCAACTATAACAACGACTGACACGATTGCCGCACCCACTATTAATGCTGGCACGATAGGTAATACTGGTGCTACATTAACAGGAACTCTATCAACTGCAGCGCAAACTAATATTACAAGTGTTGGTGCATTAACAAGTTTAACGCTGAGTGGTGCTATAAACGGACAGACAATTAATGGTACATCAATTCTTGGCACAACTATTGGTAATACGGCAAGTGCTATTAATGGTAACATTCACACTGGTAGTGCAATTTATGCTGGTACTATTGGCAACACTGGTGCAACATTAACAGGAACCCTTTCAACTGCAGCACAAACAAATATTACTTCTGTAGGAATTCTAACTGGACTTACTGTAAGTGGAACTACTAACTTACAAGGTACAACCAATGGTGCTACAATTAATGCTACTACTGTACAAGGCGGAACTATTGGTAATAGCGGTGCTACATTAACAGGAACACTATCAATCGCAGCACAAACTAACATTACAAGTGTTGGAACTTTAACTGGACTTACTGTTAGTGGAACTACTAATCTACAAGGCACTACAAATGGTGCTATAATTAATGCTACTACTGTACAAGGTGGAACTATTGGTAACAGTGGTGCAACATTAACTGGTACCCTATCAACTGCAGCACAAAATAATATTACAAGTGTTGGTGCATTAACTAGTTTAACTATGGCAGGTGCTATAAATGGACAAACCATTAATGGTACTTCAATTCTTGGCACAACTATTGGCAACTCAAGTAGTGCTGGTACATTTAGCACAATAACAAGTTCTACTCATACACCAAGCAGTAATAATGCTGTTACGTTAGGAAGTGCAAGTGCTTATTGGAGCACCTGTTATGCTGTAACATTTACTGGTACATCAACCACGGCAAAGTACGCCGACTTGGCCGAAATGTATCATGCGGATGATTATTATACACCTGGCACTGTTATGATATTTGGTGGAGACCTTGATGTTACGGTTTCAACCCAATCTCATGATACCTCGGTTGCGGGTGTAGTATCCACCAATCCTGCTTATCTTATGAATGATAATTTTGAACATGATAATTGGTTACCAATTGCACTAACAGGTCGTGTTCCTTGTTTAGTACGTGGGCCAGTAAATAAAGGAACTCTACTTGTTAGTAGTGATCAAAAAGGTATCGCATGTGCAATGGACAAATCACTATACGAGCCAGGTTGTATTATAGGTAAGAGCATGGATATCATATTAGATGATAGCATAGTAAAAATTGAAATAGCAGTAGGAAGATTCTAATGGGAAATATATACGCAGCACAATATCGTCGTGATTATAACGGTGAAACTATCTCTTATGTAGAAGATGCCGTACAAAAAAGTATATTTGTAACATCACGTAATTTACCATACGATATTCCTGTAAAATCTGCAGTGGTTCTTGGAAATGGCGTTAGTAGAAATAGTCCAGAAATTAAATTGCTTATAGATGCAAATAATCGTCGTGTGGCTGAAGGATATAAACTTACATATGCTTGCAATGCTGCATATCGTGATACACCAGCAGATTATTATGTAATTAAAAATAACATATTTTTCGCTGACATGGACACTGAACTTTATAATAAAATTTTTGTAACAAATGATTCATGGCTAGTATATAAAGAAACTAATTTGCTACCGCATTGTTATCATATGGATGCAGGCAGTAGTGCTGCATACTTGGCTGCGTTTGACGGTGCAGAAAAAGTATTTCTATTTGGGTTTGATGGAACTGATGGTGAAACAAGCGAAAATATCTATGCTAATACTTTTGGATATGATAATCCAGAACTAATTGAAGATTTTGATAAATTTAATGCTTTTCTTTATAATGTTGTTAAAGCATTTGGTAATACTAAATTTTATCGTGTGCGAAATCACTTAACTAATCACTTTAATTCAATATTAAAAACACTACCAAATTACATTGAAGTAAGTGTTCGAGATGCCGTTATTTTAGGTGATTTCTAAAATATTTTGAATTGTTTGAAGTTTATCTTTAATAACTTGGCTATTGAGTGAATTATATAAACCAGGATGTAGTGGTTTAGGAGTATTGGTTAAATCACACCAAGCATATCCCTTGTGTTCGCTACTTAATTCTGGTATAAATTCTGTTTTCACGAGAATTACAAACGTATGATAATTGAAGTGACCATCGGGTGAAGAGAACAATTCAAGTGGAATAGTTTTTATAATCTCTGGAACAAAACCAATTTCTTCAGCAATTTCTCTCGTTAAACCTTGATACAAAGTTTCATTCTGTTCAAGTTGTCCGCCGACTAGTCCCCAAGTGTCGCTATATGTATCTTGATCACGTAACAAAAATAAACAACGTCCGCTCTTTGCACTTAAGAAAAGCGCACCTGCGGCTGTTAAATCACGATTGACCATAGACCTTCTTGGTATAGACCTTCCCAACTTTTTTGCCATTGATTTCCATTCCATGCATATTGAATACTACTAAAAGTGTTGGTGACATAACTAGCATTACTAATTGAGTTTGGACGATATGCCACAAACCATGAATTGCCATTATATTGTATAATATCATTTGGCATTGCGGTAGTAATGCTACTATTTGCATTTTGCCACGCTACTGCACCATTTCCTAAACTCGCACCACCCATATTATTAACAATCAAATATCGCTGACCTGTGCTGGCTGCTGGCAATCCAACGCCTGGTCCATTTGCTTGTGGGTCCACAATCGCATTCACGCTTGGTAATATATTGGTTGGTACTGTAGCTGGATCAACTGTAAATTTAAGATTGTTTGGATTGGTGGGATCATACGCAACTGTTCCTGTAACTAATCTATCTGTTACGGTATCAGTAAGATAAAGCATGCTATAGTTGTTTGCTATTTCACCAAAACTATGAATAACTGGTGCCCAGGGTATAGCATTGCCTAAAGTAGTTGGTATTGATAGTGAATTATTGTTTAATTCTGGACCATGATTTGGAAATAACGTAACATTTCCGTTATTAACTAATGCTTGATATCCAGTAGGTGTAAAATATTGACGATTGCCAAGGTTATTAGTTTGGTCAATAAGTGCTTGACTTGGGTTTCCTAATGCATCATATACGTTAGCAACAACACTTTGAATAATACCGAGACGCAATAATTTTGCTGGTGTGGTGATCCAAATTGGTAATTCAAACGTAAAAGTAGCAACATCAATTGGATCATCACTGCCTACAGGAATATTTCTTGTAGTCCAATTAGTATCGGTTAAAAGAATATAACTTAAACTAGTCCAATCTAGGTAATTGTCAGTGCTTTGTATTTCCATATCTGGATTAAATTGCGCACTTATTTGTTCCCATAATTGTAGCTTTTGATCAAAGTTACTTGTCCATATTTCCATATTAACAGTTAATCTATATGGTGCTGGCATAAGACGATTCACAGTAAAATTTTGACCTTGATTGGAACTTACATTTCCTGTTAATGGGTCTTTGGCACGCGAACGTACTGAAATATTATCTATGTGATGCGGTTCTTGCATACGATTACGATCATAATCTACTTTTGTAATATACACGACCATTGCTGGAACAGCATTGATACTATTGTCACTATTTTGGCGCATGATAGCAGCAACTTGTCGGTTGGTATCGGCATAACGACATGGCACACGATATAATACACTATTGCCATTTATGTCTTTGCCAAATTCAACATACATATCACTGAATATGCGAACAAACTGATTCATAAATCTGCGTATTTGTTTATCGTAGAAAAATTGACCCACAAGTTTATCCTAGTTTATCTGGTGTTAGCTTCAATAAATTGCTTAGCGTTTGGCTACTTGCAACAGTTGCTCCATTAGTTAGTTTAACTGTTGCTGTGTTGTTAATAAATGAACCAAGTTGTGTATTAGTATTTGCACCTGTAATGTTGGCACGATTGACATCTTGGATGGCAACCCATTTACCGCCATCATATCTAAACAATCTGTTTGGCATATAATCCGTGCGTAGAACATATTGACCTACTTCTGGATTCAGCGGAAATGCTGAATCAACTGTTACTGGTAATCCATTTGGTGGCACACCATCGGCAGTGAGATAACCGTTAATAGCAACAATCGGACTAATACCATCGGCTGTTGGTAATATATAAAGACTATTAGTGCTATAACCACTAGCAGGAACATCTGTTGCTGCTTGAGCAACTACTGCATCATTTATTTTTAGATTGATGTTATAATTACTCATCATATCACGCAGTGTAGTATCAGTTGATTTATTTGCAGGTTGATCAAGTATGTCACGATATTCTTGACCATCTACCATTGGAACTACTTTACAACGCCAAATATGTGACCACCAAGTTTGTGCATAACCTTCACTACCACGAGTTGCTTCTTGTACAACATAAAACTTTTTTAATGCAGCGGGCAGTGTTTCGTCTAACGGATAGTAATCACGAAGATGTGGCAACTCAAATACATCGCCTGGTATAATTTTACGACCCAACCGTTCAACAATTTCGTTTAGATGAAATGTAATATAAAGAGTATCTTGATTTACAAATAAACCAAATTGTTGTAAATTATAATCTATATCTTGAATTGTATAATGCCCACGTAGTGCATAAACATTTGGTTCATAGCTACGGTCACGGTTTTCCATGAAAAGCAAATCTTGTATGTTTTGCACACTTTGATTTGCATATTGTGGTTGTGTTAAATCAGTAGTAGCACCTTGGTCTTTTGGACCAAGATATTTGTGAACATTTATTCCAACACCACCGATTGTAAAAAGTTCGCGGATACGGTTATCCTGCCACTTATAATCGTTACTATGATTTTCTCTATATAAACTTAATCTTGGCATGGTTAATCCTACAAGATATTTATTGTAAAATTAACCGTGCGCTATTAAGGTTTTTTGAAAACAAAGTAAAAACGGTCGCCGCTGTCTTGTTTCCAAGTTTCAAGTTTTATATTGTTTTCTTCTGCAATACGAACTGCAGTTTCAAAATCCCAATGATATCCATCTATCCACTGATCATGTTGCGGCTTGTCTGGATTAAAAGAGTTACCACGGCAAAATACTTTTCCGCCAGACGATAGCAGTTCAAATACTTTTACAAATCTTTTAGCTACCCATTCGTAACTGTAAAAATTAATACTGCCAAATACAATTATTGCATCAAAACTTTCTGGTTTAGATATAAATTCTAATATATCAACCATGTAATCCGCTGCTGGATTATATTTGTCAATTCCTATAAGATTGGGTATGTGTTGTTTGAATTGATTAAATCCACATCCAACATCCAATACTGCTTTTGGATTCAACTCATTGATTTCTTTAACAATATTCCATCCTGTAAAGCGATAACTATCTGTTCTTGGTTTCCAAATTTCACCGCCCCAAAAACGTGACATATATTTTTCATCTATTTGGTTTGTAAAATCTTCAAGTGTTCCTTTATATTCTAAGTCAAGACTATGAAACGTATGATCAATATCGTGCATAAATTTTTCTAGACGCTTTGATGTCCATGGAAGTTCATTTATAATTGTATCTTTGTTTAAACTATCACGAACTTCTGCATATCTTTCTAATTTAAACGCTTCGTTTATATTTTTTAACAAATAATTATAAATTTTCTTGTTCATCTATTTTTTCCTGATTTTGATAAATAATTTTAAGATATTGAATTTTTTTACTAAATATTTATGATTTAGGAAACATGTATGGAATTTTTTAAAAATAAGAAAAAAAATAAAATAATTTTACTTTTTGGTCCGCAAGGAAGTGGAAATCATTTGTTTAGTAAAATTTTTGCACTACATCCAGATGTGCATGGTTGGGAAGAATTATTGGATAACAGTGATCCTGATAATTATTTTGTTCCACATTACAAAGAACCTAATAACAAATATTGGGATGATATTGATAGCATAACATTAGATATTATGGGTGGAAAAAATTATGCAGTCTTAAGTGCAAGTGTTCCATTTTGGAATAAAGATGAATTGCAAGTTCCACCTATTAATAAACTCATTGCTAAATTACAAAGTTTGAATATAGAAATTCAAGTAGTAATTATTGGTCGAGATAAGACAATATTAACAAATCAACAAACTAGAATGCGTGGCGGACCTAGTTGGGGCTGTATGACACAACTTATTCGTTGGTTAGATAGCACTCCATTCTATGTCAGCACAGAATTATTTTATCTTTATGGAAAAGCGTATGTGCGAGATATAGGAAAATGGTTAGATTTTCCTGTAGCCTACAATGATCCAAGATTAAACGACATAATGAGTGAAGATTCAAATGAAAAGTATATTCATCAAACATCTAATCCAAAGGTTGATGACATCGTTAAACGAACTGGATATCCAGTAGCAGTACAAAAAAAGGAAATATTTTAAGGATGAGTGAATATGAAGAATGGAATGACAGCCGTTGGGAATTTACTAAAAGCCGTAGCCGTTGGCATTTTGATACTACACGGGTTCCACAGCCTGGTATAGATAGCTATACTCATGTTTGCAGATTTGATGCAGATTTTGGTGATGCAATTCGTGAATGTTTGCCTCGCACTAAAGCAAGTAGTTGGGGAACTCGTAATAATTTTAACAAAGATATTGCCACCGAAGGATTATACAGTGCCACAGCAGAAGAACAAGATTTGATTCGTGCTGGTGCTGATCCTCATAGCGAAGTTTTTAATCGCACTGCAGCAGAAGATATTGAGATATTTCAAAAGATAAGCAATTGGCTTGGTATGGAAGGAAGCATGATTAAGTTTCATAATCAAACTACAGGTCAAATGCTTCACACTCATATTGATAATTTTGCCGCACGTCCAGAACGTGAAAACAGTTTTAAAGTAACAGAAATGGATAAGAATCCAGATATCATGCGTCGTTTTGCTGTTATGTTGGCAGATTGGGAACTTGGACAGATATTTCAAATTGGCAATGCTAATTTTACAGGATGGAAAGCAGGCGATTGTATCACATGGGAATGGCAAGATATGCCACATTCTACCGCTAATATGGGATGGTGGGATCGCCCAATGTTGCAAATTACAGGTTATGTTACTGACCGCACACGTGATGTAATTGGCGGTGCAGGTAAAAATTTAGTTGTTAATTTAAAGGATTAATATGTTTAAGAAACATTGTTTATTTCAACCATTAAAAAATTGTGTTGTTGGTCGCACTTATGCACCAGAATTTTATAGTTTTATAAAAGATATTGATGTTCGTCGGCGATATGAACAAATAGCCTACGAAACAGAAGAAGATTATCAAAATTTAGAAAAATTGCTAAATTCCTTTGGTGTAGAAACTATTCGCCCTACAGTAGAAAATTCAGCTAATTTTAAAACGAGAATCCAGTCACGTGCATGGTATGATCAATTTGTATTACCATCGCAATACAATGAATATCCCACAGTTGATTGTATAGTGCCGCCACCAATGCAGCCACGTGACTGGATTATGATGATGGATGAAAAATTTATCAATTGGTTTATTGAACCAGAACAATATAAACAATATGAAAACATTGTTCAATATGTCCAAGAACAAGGTAATACTGTTTATCATACCAACACACAAATAAACAGTGAAGGTTGGATGACCAAAATTGGAAAGCGCATGACATATGGAAATGGTGGGCCATTTCAAAGATATGGTTCGCATGATGAGTTTGTTCAATTTGTTTCTGAATTTGGCGAAGGACATGAAAATCTTATATATGATGAAATTGGCTGGCGTGATAGTTGGTATCGCCCATTGAAACAGGGTCTCATCGTTAGTGTAATGGGCAGTGAAAAATATGCTGCAGATTTTTCGAATTGGAAAGTTATTACAACAGATGGCAGTGATAGTTTAGTAAGCATGTATAAATTCTTAGAATTTAAACAAAAGCATAATCATAACTTATGGAACTATGGCGAAGAAGGCGACGCTGCTCGTGCTGCTCTTGCTTATGAATGGTTAGATAATGGTTGGCAAAAATACATGATTGACAATGTTTTTGATTGCAATATGCTAAGCATTGATGAAAGTAATGTGGTAGTGTTTAACTATAATAAAAGAATTTGCAATGAACTAGAAAAACATGGTATAAATGTACATGTTTCTCCGTACAGAAATCGTTATTTCTGGAGTGGTGGTATTCATTGTGTCACCTGCGATCTTAACAGAGATGGTGAATTAATAAATTATTTTGAGTGAGATATAAAATGGAAGATTATAAAAACGCAAAAAGTGCATGGGAATTTGGAAAAAACCGCAGCAGTTATCATTTCGACACAAAGATACGAGACATGCGATGGGATACTGTTCAAGGGTTGGGAAAATTTAGTGGCGATTGGTCCAAAGAACTTGATGAAGCGATTAAAAACTCAATTCCAGTAAACATTGAAAATCGTCGCAGAGCATGGGCAAAAGATCGTGGCGAAGAACACAATATGGTAAAACTCAATACTGCTGAAACAAATGATTTTTTAGCAGTTGGTGCAGACCCAGAAATGATTATTTTTAGAGTAAATCATGATTTGGCAGAGCCTTTTCAAAAAATGGTAGATATGATTGGTCTTGATCGTCATGAAAGTAGATTGCATATTCAATTTCCTGGCGAAGCCTTCCTTGGGCATGTTGACAGGTTTGATTTAAATTATCCAGGCGTAGATCAAGATGATTTAATGCGAATTGGAATCATGTTAAAAGATTACGAACAAGGACAATTTTTCCAATTTGGAAATCATCTTTACCAATTTTGGAGAGCAGGCGATATTCACACATTTGATTATCGTCATGTTCCACATTATACTGCCAATAGTGGGCTGTCTCCTCGTGTGACATTGTTCACGACTGGAATTATTACAGATAAAACTCGTGCCTTTTTAAAACAAACAAGGCACGTGTCCGAAATTAAAATTTAATTAAAGAAGGAAAATAAAATGGATATTCAACACATGTTTCCAATTTTTAGTCAAGAAACTGGTTTCTTGATGATTGGATTATATGCTCTTTTTGTTTTTTTCTTAACCAGCATTTATGCTAAGGGTTTTGATAAGAGCAAAGAAAGTTTTCTTGTAGCAAATCGTGAAATTGGTTTGTGGCAAGGCAGCACAAGTGTAGGCGCAGGATGGATTCACGCACCTGGTTTATTTGTTGCAGCACAGCAAGGTTATAATAATGGTTGGCCAGGTGTATTCTGGTTTAGCTTTGGTAACTTTTTTGCGTTAATTGTATTTGCTTACTTTATCAATAATTTCCGCAATGAAAACGGAAAAATTTTCACGTTAAGTGATTATTTTAGAAGTAAGTGGGGCAAACTTGTTGGTATGTTGATCGTTGTTCAAATGCTACTAAGCACATTACAAAGTTTGACTATTGATTTGTTTGCTGGATCACAAAGTGTTTCGCTGCTAACTGGTGTAAATCCTATTGTTGTTAGCTTATTGTTGGTCGGTATTGCTCTCACATATAGTTTGCGTGGTGGATTAAAGGCAAGCATTATTACTGACATTGTAAAAATTGTTTCAATCTTTATTGGTGTTGCTGTAGTAGGTTACTTTGTTTATAGCACTACTGGTTTCCAACCAATTATCGACGGTATTGCAGGTAAAACTGGCAAGGGAACAAATTTATGGAGCGATAGCTTTACGCTTGGGTTGCTGTTTGGGTTTGGTATTCCAACTGTTATTGGTCACTTTGCAAGTCCATGGACAGGCAATGAAAACTATCAAAATGCATTTAGTATGAAGCCAAATGTAGCTTTTAAAGCAAACATTATTGGTCCATTCTATTGGCTAGTATTACAACTAATTGGTGCGCCACTTGGTATGATTGCCGCTGGTCTGCACTATGATGTAAGCGGTCCAAAAACAGGGTTCATCAATATCATTGTTATGACAACAGTTGTTGGTCCTTGGTTGGCATGTTTCTTCCTTGTAGCGGTTTTTGCTGGTCTCATCAGTATCATTGATACTATGTTGTTAAACAGTGCTAACTTATTTGGCAATGATGTTCATGACGCACTTAAAGGTAAAAATCCAATTCTTTGGAGCAGAATAGCAATGCTTGTATTTGCAGCAATTGGTATCACGCTTGCTAATATTCCTGGCCTTGATCTAAACTTGATTTTCTTGTTTGGTAAAACTTGGGGACTATGTTTCTTCATTCCAATTATGATTGGTATGCTCGCACCAAATACTCTTACAAAGTATGGGTTTCTTGGTGGTGCTGCAGTAGGAGCATTGATAGGATCACCAGTTTATGTTTATGGACTTATTGGTGGCGGCGGACCTGTAGTACAGGTGTGTGGCACACTTATTCAAGTTTTTGGTGCTGGTATTACTTGTTACATTGTTAGCAAACTTACTGCACCAAAGCAGATCGCTGTAGCATGAATAAGAAAATACTAATAATGGGCTTGCCAGGGTCGGGTAAAACGACACTGGCGAAAGCCTTGGCACCAAAATTAAAAGCAATTCATTGGAACGCTGACGCTGTTCGTGCAAACATTAACAGTCATCTTGGGTTTAGTGAAGCGGATCGCATAGAACAAGCCAGACGAATGGGTTGGCTATGCGACCAAGTTACAGCAGCAGGTTCATGGGTGATAGCCGATTTTGTTTGTCCCACACCAGCCACTCGTGCAGCCTTTGGACCTGCTACTGTTATTTGGGTTGATACTATTAAAGAAGGGCGGTTTGAGGATACGAATAAGTTGTTTGTAAATCCAGAACCAGGCAGTTATTATTTTCGTGTAGATACACAAGATGCTAACTTTTGGTCAAAGTATATCATGGAAGAACTTGATTTTGACACGAACCCAACTTGGATTAAAGCAATGTTTAAAGGATTGAAACACTCATGACAAGATGGAATAATCAAGCACCTACGGTGCAAATGTTAGGGCGTTGGCAACCATGGCATGATGGGCATCTTGCACTATTCAAACGAGCACATGCCAAGACAGGTCAAGTTATGATTATGGTGCGTGATGTTGGTGGCAGTGAAAATAATCCATTTGATTATTCATTTGTCAAAGACCGCATCATCAAAGAATTGGAAGCACAGGGTTATAAATTTAATCGTGATTTTCTTGTAAATCTTGTTCCAAATATTGTCAATATTACATATGGGCGTGATGTTGGATATAAGATTGAACAAGAAGTATTTGATGAAGAAACACACGCTATAAGTGCAACCAAGATTCGTAAAGAAATGGGTTTATGAAATATATCTTTGTTGCAGGTGCGCCAGGTTCTAAGTGGAGTAGTGTAGTAAAAAACATATATTACTCCCCTTCAATAGATACGAGTGATTATAGCGATGCTAGAATTTATTATCATGATGCAAGCGGTGCAAATCAATTAATGCACCTTGGCGCATACTTTGATCCACACATGGAGTTTGGTGATAAACTTCACCTTATGCCTTACATAAGCAAGCAAGAGTTAGAAGCAGAATTTGATCGTCCGTTTAGTGGGGAAGGTGTTCGCATCATTAAGAGTCATGTATTTTGCCATCATCTTGATTTTATTCGTAAGACTTGGCCAGATTGCCCAATTGTTCTCGTTCATAGAGATAATGATGCGTGTTTGGGCTGGTGGGTCCGTTGCGGACACTTTGGCATAACTTATCCTAGTTATGGTGGATATTATAAGAATTTGCGTGAAATGAGTTTTCACATTGATAAACAAAATGCAGATTTGAGAAAATTTGTAAAAGACAATCCATCAGCAATGATGTCAGATAATATTGAATTATGTGAAAAACTAGGTATTGATTTACCAGTTGAATTGGATATTCAAAATTATAATTTAAACAACATTAATGTTTATTTGAACCAAAACGCATCATAAAGATATTAACATCTTCGCTATTGTTGAAAAATAATGACCAATATGGATCGCCGCTATTGAATCTAAATGACAATGAATAGTCATAACTAAAACATTCATCACACCATTTTTTCAATGGTGCTTGTATTGTTTCTTTTAAAAAATCAGTACCTAATGGGGGGAAATGTGGCAACCCGATATTGGGATAAACTCTAACCAAAAATTTATCAGGTGCAAGAGAAGTAACAGAACTTATTTCTATATCATCTATTGTAGGCGTCATTTATGAACTTTGCGTATCTCATCGATACGCTGAGTCATATACTCTATTACAGTAAGTCTTTTGTCATCAGGCATATCGTATGTCTTAGTTTTTAATTCGTTATTGATTATATATGTAAAAGCAAACTCAATCATTTTTGCAATGGAGTAATTTAACATAATAATATTTATTACGATTTTATGACTGTAGAAAAAATATTGGAGCGGACTAGGGGAATCGAACCCCTCGCTGCAGCTTGGAAGGCTGCGGTATTACCACTATACGAAATCCGCTTACTTAATATAATCATGTATATTTACATCTGCAAATAGCCACTTGCAAAGAAGTGCAAACCAAAATAATTTGGCTACGAAATCAAACATTCGTTCAAACAGTTTAAACTTCTTATACATGTTCTCTTTACTTTCTCTATGTTGGCGGAAAGGGTGAGATTCGAACTCACGGAACATTGCTGTTCGGCAGTTTTCAAGACTGCAGGCATAAACCACTCGCCCACCTTTCCAATAATGGTGCCCGCACGACGATTTGAACGCCGGACCTAACGATTACTAATCGTTTGCTCTACCAACTGAGCTATGCGGGCATTTGGTGCGCATGGAGGGACTCGAACCCCCACCCCGAAGGACTAGTTCCTAAGACTAGCGTGGCTACCATTACACCACATGCGCATCATTTAATTATATTACAATAAATAGTTATGCATGTCAAGAGAAAAGTATATAAATTATCTTCTTTATTCGTTTATTTTAGCCCATACATTCTTGGGATGCACAATCATAGCACAAACATTAGCAAAGTTTTAACATGGACCTGAAACAAATTCAAGGATTATTAGACATGGTTATGAAAGATAAGAATGGTAAGGTATTAAGTCGTAGTGAAGGTGAAGCAGTTCTAAAAGGTCTTGCTTCTATTACAATTACAATCTTTGCTGCACTCCTTGCGATCACATCTTGGCTCGGTGGTCAGGTTAGTGGCAAAATCATGGCTGATAATATTGAACTTGGCGATACTTGGGGTTTTTATCAAGCCAAGAGTATCAAGCAAAACATGTACCAACTTAACCTTGATGATTTAAAAGTTCAAATTGCTGATCCAGCAACCGACAAAAGTTTAATACCAGCCTTAAAAGCACGTGCTGAAAATTATCAAAAATATATTGATGTATTAGAAAGCGATCCAAAAGGTGAAGGTAAAAAAGAAATTATGGCAAAAGGTCGTGCGCTTGAAGCAGACCGTGATAGTGCCAAGAAGCGTAGCCCATTCTTTGGTATGGCTGGCACAATCATTCAGATTGCTATTATCTTTTCAACCACTGCTATTCTTGCCGTCAGCATGGCTCTATGGTATAGCAGCATTGCGGTTGGTATCATTGGCTTGATTGTATTGGCAGATGGAATTTGGTATTTCTTTCCACTACCGTTCTAATTGCGTCAATATCCATTCTGCAAGCCCTTGGTGAGCACGTCTGTCAGGATGTCCCCAATCAGGAAAATTAGTATGATGATAGCAGTAATGTATCCAATTTGTTGATGCTTCTGCTTCCACTATAAACCTATCACGATTAAAATCTGCTTCGTATTTTTCAGCAAATTCTGATAGATGTGCTATAAGATGTGGATGCTTTATCGGTTTATCAAATATTAATTCATTTGCCCAATCATTCAGTACTATCTTTGCAAAGGCAAATTTCTGTATGATTGGATTAACTACTGCCATTCCGCCTATTACGATAAATGGAATGTTATATTGTTCATACAGTGTAGAAAATTTTAGATATGTTTCTTGCCATAAATCATCATGAATTGCATCATATCCATTATAATCTTGTAATTTTTTACTATCTATTGTTGCGTTGTTGTTAATAATATCTCTAACAGGTTCAGTCTGAAACCATATGATATAATCATAATCATGCTTTGTTTTTAAATGGTTAGCACATATAGTATATGCGTTGAGATTACTATCACCACCTACACATAAATTTGTAAAAGTATGCTCATTTAAATATACACCAACATGCGTATTGGGTATTGGCACTGTTTTACACCAATAATTTGGTTTATCACCAAATAAATGCCAATCATTATCTGGCGCAGCAACTGCATAAATGAAATCTTTTGACCATTCGCCGCAGCCCCAACTGTCGCCTATTATAAGAAAATTCATGGGGTATTTATAGTGAAAAATGGCTTCGGAGGTAGGGATCGAACCTACGACACACGGATTAACAGTCCGCTGATCTACCGCTGATCTACTCCGAAATAACCTTGTATTATCATTATACTTATATTTTGTTTTTTGTCAAATATTATTTTTAACCATATTGAGATAATCCTAAAGATTTTCTACCACGGCCAGTGTTTTTTGCACCAAATGTTGGAGATTGTGAATCGCAATTTGGACATACTAATCTAAAATTATCTGGTTTATTATTTGAAGCATTGCCATCAATATGATCAACCCATAATCTAATAGGTTTATCTTGCCAAGATTCTATACCACAGCAACTACATTTATTCCCATCTTGTTCACACAAGAATTGGTATATAAAACTTCTCTTTACTGGTTTTCCTTCTAACCATTCTTGTTTTCTTTTTTGATAAAATAATTTTGATGTATGTGTTGCTTGACAAGCATTATTACAATACTTGTGTTTGCTACTATATCCACTAAATGGTATATCCGCATCACAAGACACGCATTTAAATATTGTATCTTTTTTTCCCTTGTAATTCATAACTACATCCTCTTATAGGGTATTTATACTGGTTGTAGATTTTCGTATTATTTTGGAGCCTACGGAGGGATTCGAACCCCCGACCCACGGTTTCGAAGACCGCTATTCTATTCCACTGAACTACGTAGGCAAAAATTTTAACATGTTTTCTTATAAGTTAAATATTGTTATGACAAATAAAGATTTAGAATTTCACCAAGTATTTGAAAAATACGATGGTTTTAAAAATGATAATCACGAAAAAATGCTTAAATTGCCAAAAACATCAGAGCATGTGCCAACAGGAATGTGCGAAATTGAAATGCCTAATCCTGCGGATGATTCAATAATTGTAATTCATTTACCTACAACCGGCGGGCATTTTTTATGCAAACTACTTAGTTGCAATCCATCGTTAAGTGGTGATAATTTTGTAAATGAAATCTATAATATTTACGGAACTGATCGTGCTTATTGGGGTTCATATAGCTATATACATCATCCTACTATTTGTAGTTTGCATACAAGAGATGTTGATTTTGAAACAATTTTAAATTATAAAAAAGTAATTTTGGTTGAATATACAGGTTCAGATGAAGAAAGAATTTTGGTGCAAAATAGATTAAAACATCTACAGGGTAACTCTATGACGAATAGAGCATTTGCTGCACTCCAAATAAAACATAATAAAATTCTTAGAGAATTTTTAGCTGAAAACCATAAAACATATCACAGTTTTCCTTTTTCTGCATATCTTGATAGTAAAAATTTTGCAAACGAAATCAATAACATTTTTGATTATCTTGGTTTCTCACATATGGAAGAAAAAACGCTTATAGATTTGCACAAATTTTGGCGAAAAACAAATGCAAAACACCATAAGTTTGTGCAAAAAATTATCAATGATATAGTATAGTTGGAGGACTCTGTGGGGTTCGAACCCACGACAAACTGGTTAAAAGCCAGCTACTCTGCCTACTGAGTTAAGAGTCCATAAATTCAAAGTCAGTGTGCAGCCCCCATCTATCGCCCACACCGTGACACATCCCATGGCCATTGCCGATTGCTTACTGTGCCTTACCATCTTAAATATTGGTCTCCGTGTCTGGCGCTGCCCCAGATTCCCCGCAGTCCAAGTGCGGTATTAATCTTACCCTAACTCCACAGAGGTATTTTGGAAGCGGCGGGGTGAATTGCACACCCTATCTCCAACTTATGAGGATGGTGAGATTTCTGGTTCTCTACAGCCGCAATAATGTTTTAATATACATTACATATTAGTTTTTGTCAAGTAGAATTTTTAATATATTTTGAAATCAAATAATCATACGTATTTTTGGTCATATTATATTTTTCTCTTATTTGTTTTGGTTTAAGTCCGTTTTCTATATCAAGTTTTATTGATAAAAAATCATACTTTGTGTCTAACGTTCTCATTTTTTCAGATAGTTTTTTTCTATTTTTTTCATTTGCAAAATAACTTTTTAATGCGTCAGATTTTGATCTTTTAATTTTTTCTTGTTTTGGTTTAGATAATAATTCTTTTATTTCTTCTAAACTTCTACCATTTCGTAAATATGCTTTTACAGATAGTTTATTTCTGGTTTCATCTGTAATAGTTCTTTTTTTATTTGCTTCGGATATTTTTTTTCTTGTTTCTTCTGTAATTGGTTTTTGCAAAGCCCTTACTTTTCTAATTTTTAATCTTGTGTTTTCACTATGTTTTTTACCCTTAAAGTGAGGACCGCCTTCGCCACCAATACCAACATTATAGGTATCTTTTCTATTAACAAATTCTTCTGTTATGAGTTCTTTCTCTTTTAAGTTCATTTCAACTTCATTATCAAAAATAAAAAGAACTTCTTTTGTAAAATTTTCTTTGCCGTATTTTTTAATTGCCAATTCTAACTTTTTACCAGACCCATAATAATTGTCATAGGGGTTTGTAGTTTGATGTTTGCCAATATAAAATTTGTTGTTTATGTTATTTGTAGTTTTGTAGATAGTGTAATACATATACGTATTTATCACCAGAGTGCAATTTGTTAAATTATCTCTACCCCGCAATAAATTTTGGTGGGACGGGTAGGATTCGAACCTACTCCGTTTCTTATGTGTGAGGTTTACAGCCCCATGCCCATCCGCCGTCTGAGCAGCCGTCCCAATATTGTTATAATAGCATATTATATTCTTTTGTCAAGCATTATTTTGGTACCTCGTGGCGGAATTGAACCACCATAATCGGTTCCACAAACCGATGTTCTACCATTGAACTAACGAGGCTCATATTATTAATATAACATGATTTTGCAGATTGTCAAGGGAAAAAATTGGAGCGGCTAGCCAGAATCGAACTGGCGAATCTTCGTTGGCAACGAAGCAGGTTACCTCTACATCATAGCCGCATATTATTATATATCTTAAAATTGGCGCACCCTAAAAGATTCGAACTTCTAACCTTCGCTTTCGTAGAGCGACGCTCTGTCCAGTTGAGCTAAGGATGCATTGTAATGGCAGACCGTGAGGGATTTGAACCCCCGACAAAAGGATTAAGAGTCCCCTACTCTACCAACTGAGTTAACGGTCCATGTATTGGTGCTGCTGACTATACTCGAAACAGTTTTGTCCACCTTATGAGAGTGGTGCGATATCCGCTACCGCCCCAGCAGCATTATTGGTTGGCATGGTTGGAATTGAACCAACGACTCCAGTCTTATCAGGACTGTACTCTACCTCTGAGTTACACGCCAGTAAAATTGGTGCTCCCTATGGGATTCGAACCCATGATCTGCGCCGTGAAAGGGCGTTATCCTTGACCGCTAGACGAAGGGAGCATAATTGGAGCAAGGGCTTGGGAATCGAACCCAACTTATTTTTTAGTTAGAGCAAACCATACTCAATACCCCAGCATGATTAGTTTGGCGACTCCAAGGGGGATCGAACCCCTATCCCCTGATAGACAGTCAAGGATAATAGCCATTATAAGATGGAGCCTTTTGTTTTTATTTCAATAAAGTAGCTTCGTTTATCATAGTATAGACCATCAGGTTTGTCTTTTACTTCTTTGAAGAACCACCAGTGTTGTAAATTAGGGAAACCGCCCCATTCCTCTTTTGAATATATGGTGTATGTCTTTGTTAAAGTATGCAGACCGCCCATTACATAAACTGTAATATCAATGCGCCCATCTGTTGTTTCTAGATACAGTCCCGTAGCATCTTGGTTACTCCTATTATAAAAAATGGTGCAAGGTCTAAGGATCGAACTCAGTTCTTTGGTGCTTCAAACCAACGCAATTACCAAACTTGCTCACCTTGCATTAAAGTTGGAGGGGAAGATGGGACTCGAACCCACATAAACAGGTTTTGCAGACCTTGTAGTAACCATTCCTACGCACTTCCCCAATTATAGTGTATCTACGAACTCACGTAGTAGAGCATGATGATGACCACCATGATAAAACTGTGGCATATACTGCCATGTATCATACCAGTAGGCTTGGCTCTCAGGATGACAGCCGATGATACCTACATTGCCTTGGCGAATAGCCATAGCATCGCCGTTAGCATAGGTAGCAACAGTCTCAAACTTACGCTTATTGCCAACCAATGCACAGCCATCATAGAAATACATGGCTTCCTTATCACCGTTCCACTCTACTTCTACCACAGTGCCGTATGGACGAGCCGTGCAAGCCCGTGGGCGGCGAATATACTGAACAGCATCCACACCATCAAGAAGGTTGAAGTAGTGGCTACCAGCCCAGTAAGCGCCCATGCAGATGCCAAGATACTTGCCACCGTGCGCTACGAAGTCTTGGATCATCTCTACCTTGTTGCCAAGCAGATGGTCAAACGTGCCGCTATCACCGATACCGCCAGGAAAGGCTACGATGTCAGCCTCGCCCAAGATAGCGCCAAAGTCATCATCTACCCGAAAGGTCTCAACATCGTAGGCACCACTTAGGGCGGCAATAATGCCGTTTGTGGAGTCACGGGAGCATTGTGGGTGATGGGAAAATAGGGCAATCTTGCGCATATAATTCTCCTGAACTGCGGTATATTACTAATATAACACAGTTAAAATTGTTGTCAAGTGTTATTTTTTTGACAGGTTTGCCAATATTTTGACAGGAAATCTTAATTTTTTGACACTTTTTGATACTGTTCATACCAGAATTTGGATGAAATTCGCAGTTTTTGGTTGCTTTCACGCACATATTCTAGCAGTGCTTTGGCAAGTATTTGCTGTTCATTGCGCCAATCATAGTTAGGCTCACTTGCCATTTTTTCAGTAAGGTCAATTACCATGTCAATATAAGGACAGGTATCGCTTGGAATGACAGGTTTGTTAAGCGGTTTTGATGCTCTAGCCATATTACTAATATATCATATTTTTTAAGGTTGTCAAGAGAAAAATGGCATCCCGTGTAGGAGTTGAACCCACGCCTAGACTTTTGGAGAGTCCCGTGCTACCGTAACACTTACGAGATTTAAAAAGTTGTTACGCTTATACAAGATACACAAACCATGGGAATCGAACCCAACCTCAGATTGCCGTCCACCACAATCGTAGCGACCTGACGCACCTTCTCACCAGACTATCTGTTTATAGTTTCGGTTAATTACTCCGCACTATTAGTCTCTTGTATAAGCGAAACAACTTTCATTGTTTCAATGCCTTGCTGAAACCACCTGCGTCCATTTGGAGCCAGTACTAGTCAAGGGTTGCTCTTATGCGTGGGGAGCAACATCCCGAAAACTTGTTTAATCTTGAACAGTAACCTGAGTCACTGTGGTCTTTTTATCTTTTAAGTTAGCCTTAATATTCTTCTTCAAGGCTTTCTCAAATAATTCTTTTTCTTTCTTGGTATCATGCGATAGAATTGCATCATACATCTTTCTTAACAACTTTGGCCATTTCATGTACCCTACTCCTTAATAAAAAACCCCCGAAACTTTCGTTTCAGGGGCTAAGTGCATACTCTAATGTGCGATCACATTAGGCACACGCCCCTCCATTCCAGAAACCTTCTGGCATGCGGCAAATGTTATAATCATAATGTTTAGGCGTGTTAATCATAGTTGCTCTCAATTTGTATTCTATTTATATATCATAATAATATATTTGTCAAGAACTTTTTTTATGCAATATTTAGAGTAGTTTTAGCAGCACTAACTGCATCTGCAATGTTTGTTGCACTGCCATCTAAACTGTTAAGCAAATTGTTTAGAACCGTAATTTCAGCACTGATTGCTGCTAGTTCATTTTGTTTAACTGCAAGTTCTAAAGTGATAGCAGAAATAGATGCCTTTAGGCTATCACTAATAGTTTGAATGTTTGCAATTTCGTCAGTAGTCATTTGGGTAACTCCTAGTGGTTGATATTAAATCTATTTAGGAAATACGAACTGTCATATAATTTCAAACAAGTTAGGATCAAGACGACTTTGTGGTGGATCAATGCGATTTTCAGCAATTTCAATATATTGCGGATTAAGTTCAATAAGCGTAGCATTGCGCCCTAGCTTATCTGCCATATAACCTGTTGTGCCACTACCACCAAATGGGTCTAGAACCATGCCATCTTTCGGACAACCTGCCAAAATGCAAGGTTCAATCAATTCAGTAGGAAAAGTGGCAAAGTGTGCTTCTTTATATGGCTTGGTATTGACAGTCCATACACTGCGTTTCTGACGAGTGCCATCATCCGTGAATGTATTGCCAATATCACCACGTCCTGTGCCTTCTTGTTCTGTTGCACCAAATTTTCTTGGCGCACCGCCCGATTTTACAGTTGGTTCTTTAATTGCCACATGATCAAAGTAATAGTTCTTGCTCTTGCTTAGCAGAAAGATATATTCATGTGCCTTCGTGCAACGATCCTTTACGCTTTCTGGCATAGGATTAGGTTTGTGCCAAATAATATCCTGACGCAGGTACCAACCATCGGCACGAAGTGCAAATGCTAACATCCATGGAATGCCAATAAGGTCTTTGCTCTTTAATCCCTCTAATTTATTATTACGACTTGGGCTATGTGACGGTAAATCTTGATTAGTTTTAGCAACACTTTGCTTGACAAATGCGGTGCCACTGCGATAGTTGTAATATGAATCACCGATATTGACCCATAGCGTTCCATCATCTCGCAATGTTCTGCGAACTTCACGAAACACTTCAACAAGTTGTGCGATATATTCTTCTGGTGTTTCTTCTAGCCCAATTTGATTATCGCTACTTGTTGCACCACACTTGCCACAAGTGCCTTTGAACTTGAAAATATTGCCACTTTGATCACGGTCAGCACGTTCGCCACCATGCGCAGCAATCTTTTCAATATGGTCACAGGTAGGATCGCCACCTGTCCAAGTAGCGGTTCCATAATCACGCAAACCATAATAAGGTGGCGAAGTTACACACATATTGATACTGCCCTTTGGCAATGTCTGCAACACATCACGGCAATCGCCATTAAGAATTTGAACGGTCATGTTTTTTCCCTAAAATAATCAAGTTTAATTATAACAATTGAGTAAGGATAAGTCAAGATAAATATTCTCATATAGATTCGGGGAATCATAAATGTCAGTTCTTTTAAGAAAAGGTGCCTATGCAGTAGCAAATGCACAAACCATCACCACAGGTAGTTCAAGTAATGCAACTGCTGCTTTTAGTAGTGTAGCAAGTATCTTACGTGTTACAACTAACGCAGATACTTTTATTGCTTGGGGTGCTAATCCTACTGCATATAACACTGGAAATTGCATGTTAATCGTTGGTGGCGGCGTAGAATTTATCGCTGTTAATGGCGGCGATAAGGTAGCAGCAATTCAAAGCACAACCAGCGGTCTTTGCAATGTCCTTGAATTAAAGAGCCAGTAATGCCTGGTTTACATAAGGGTTTGCTACGCCCACATAGCACAAGTGCAACTACTACTGCTCAAACCAATGGTGTTATTGCTGTTGCCAATGGCACTAGTTTGCGTAGTGCAACTGTAAAGAAAAGTGATTTCAAAACGGGTATGCCAACCAACGGTATGAAGATTACCGTTGCTGGCGGAACTGGCACTATTAGCGGTGTATCAACAAGTGGTGCCAATTATGTAATTACATATAGTGGCGGCAATGCCTTTACTGGTGGTCTAGGAAATCCATATACGGTTTATCGTAGTTAAACTAAATATATTAAACAGGATTTACCTATGGACGCCACAGAATTTTTAAGAAAGTTAATTGATGCCATTGCTCATATTCAGCAACCAGCAGATACAGTTCAACCTAATCATGCTCAACTAACTGTTGTAGCACAGCCTCAGAGTGATTTTCCAGAAGATGAACATACCAGTGATGAAACTGGCGGTGTAATGGTGCCTCCACTACAGCAGAAGATTGAGTTGCTAAAGAAAGTTGCTGGTGTAGATTCAATGTATGATGATAATGCAGAAGAACAGCCAGACGATGAACTTGCTATTATCAAGCGTAATGCTGGTATACACCCTATCGTAGCACATATTGCGAGCGATGAAGAAATAGAGAGTTAAAAATTAAATGAGCCAGTTAGCCAAAATTAAGGCAGGTCGTGTTAATACCGTTAGTTTTGCTGGCTTTGTTGGCGAGGCTGGCCAATTATTCTATAACACAAGCACAGGTGAATTGCGCTTAACTGATGGTCATACTGTCGGTGGTATTCCAGTTTATGTTGCTACAAACAGTGCCAATGTTGGTAATCTTTCTATATCTAATACTACTATATCCACTATTACTCCCAATGCTAATATCAATATTGATACTACTGGCACGGGAACTGTTAATATTCTTGGTGAGTTCGTAGTTACAAACACTTCTAATCAACCTATTATTCAAACGCTACAAAACGGCACACTTAATCTTTATACACCAGTTCAAAACAGCACCGATAGTGGCATTGATATTATTGGTAGCGCAAGTGGCACAATCATTAATCCAACTTCAACTGGTGTTATGCTGCATATTACTGGTCAAGGAACACTATCATCAAAGGTATATAATGATGCCTTTGGTAACTATGCACTGTATGCTGGTCGTAGATATGATAATACCGTAGATACACCATATGCAGTTGGTGCTGGTGAAGATGTGGTTCGTTATGGAGGCACTGCTTATAATGGTGTGTCAGCCCCTGTTGGTGGTATTGCTCATATTCGTATGACCACCACAGAAGCACAAACTCCATCAAATGCTGGCAGTAATATTTCAATCTGGACTACACCGATTGGAACTACTACACTCACTAAAACCGCATCCTTTGATGGTGGCAATGTTAATTTAACGAATGTTAATATTATTGGCACAGCAGTTAATACTGGTGCATCATATTTTTACGGTGATATTCTTCAAACAGGAAATATTACACAAACTGGTAATAGTATAAGTGTTGGAACAACTACCTTTACAGGTAATGTTGTGCATACTGGTAATACAAGTTTCACTGGTCCAATTACTGTTACTGCAAGTTCATTCTTTCAAGCCAACCTTAATATTCAAGGCAATATTACCACGCAAGGCAACTCTTATGTAGTGGGCAACAGTATCAATCAAGGCACCACGCTAATGACTGGTAATATTATTGCCAGTGGCACTACTAATTTAATTGGTGCCTTTACATCAAATGGAACATCTACGCTAAACGGCAATGTTTATGTTGTAGGAAATATGAACACCACTGGTGCTGCTATAAGTCTTGGAACCACTAATTTCACTGGTGCTATGACACAAACAGGAACTTTCACCATTTACGGTGATACTTTCCGCTATGGTAATGTTACCGATTATGGCACTCGCACACAAAATGGACCAATGTCTATCAATAACCAACTATCTTTTAGTGGAACTGGTAACCTGGCATTTAATGATGGTTCGGTGCAAACTACTGCTGCCTTTGGTGCTATTAATAATGGCGGTCATATCACAGGCAGCACAAGTTATGTTGGTTCTGTTCGTTATCTTAACCTAACATCCGATGCTACGCCAAGCAACCAACCATCTACAATTGTCTCTCGTGATAGCGTTGGTAATGTGGCTGTTGGTAATATAAGTGCTTATACTATCAATACCACTGCTGCAACTGCAAACAGTGCTATTGCTGGTAACTTAATTGTTTATGGTAACTTAAATGTTAAGGGAACTACTACAACTACATTTAGCACAGCACAGACTGTAAGTGGATTAACGCTTACTCTTGCTGCAAATGCTGCAACTAGTGGCGCTGCTGATGGCGCTGGCATTGTTATCGGTAATGTTGATTATGCGCATCTATTGTATAGTGATTCGCAAACGGCATGGATTAGCAGCATAGATATGGTTCCTGTTACTACGCTTGCACAATCACTTGGTAATGCTACTCGTGTTTGGAAAAATATGTATGCTGGCAATGCATATGTAACTGGTGAATTAAATGTTGGCGTTCAACCAATTACTGACTTTAACACAATTGCACAATTTACAAGCAACGCCAACTCTTATGCACAGACTGTTACGCAGAATATCTCTAACTTGAGTGCAGCAAGCACTGATTATATTGCTGCTGCGGATGTTGGCAGTGCATCTACAAACTTTATTGATATGGGTATCAATAGCAGCGGCTATGCTGATCCTGGTTTTACACTACAATATCCACTTGATGGTTATGTTTATACAAATGGTGGTAATCTAACCATTGGAACACAGACTACACAAAAGGCAGTTGTATTCCATACTGGTGGGACACTTGCAGCCAATGAAGCAGGCAGAATTTATAGTGGGCGTTGGTTACTTGGTGCGGTTGATGACGGTACCAGCAAGTTACAAATAAATGGCAATACCTCCCTAACCTATGTTAATGGAACTGGTATTGCGCTTACTGGTAATATTTCAGCAAACTATCATTTTGGTAATGCAAGCCTAATGAGCGGTCTTGCAAACAACCAGGCATTTGCTTCACTTAATGCTAATGTGGCTGCTGCTAATAGCGCAATTGCTTCAACAAATGCTAATGTCGTGGCTGCTAATAGCGCAATTGCTTCAATCAACGCAAATGTAACTGCTGCTAATAGCGCAATTACAACTAATACAAATAACATTACAACTATTAATGCAAACATTGTTGCGGCAAATAGTGCAATTTCTACACTTACTTCAAATGCGGCAACACAAGCAAATCTAATCACAACTGTTAATGCCAATGTGACGGCTGCTAATAGCGCAATTACAAGTAATCAAGCAAATATTACAGCAGCAAATAGTGCTATTACTTCTAATCAAGCAAACATTACAGCAGCAAATAGTGCTATTACTTCTAATCAGGCAAATATCACTGCTGCCAATAGTGCTATTACAACTAATACTAATAACATTACAACTATCAACGCTAATGTGACGGCTGCTAATAGTGCTATTAGCAGTCTTGGAACTAATGCCAATACAGTAACTGCTGCATACTTAACAACATATAGTGGTAATATTCGTGCTGGCAACTTAACTGTTACAAACACAGAAGTTGTTAATACACTTTCTGTTACTGGCAACAGCACAGTTAGTGGAAACTTGACAGTTGGTAATGCTTCAACTAGTGGCAACTTTGTAGGTAATTTAAGTGGAACTGCTTCCAAAGCAAATAACCTTGTTGCTGCTTCTAATATCCTTGCAGGTCAATTATCAATTACGCCAGGTTTTATTGGTAAAAATAGCACAAGCACACAAACATTTACACTTACTGGTTTAACCACAAGTCACAAAGTTGTAGTGATACCAGCAGCAGACCAAACTTATGGTGTGTTTATATCTGCTGCATATGCAAGTGCGTTAAACACATTAAGCATTCAATTTACAAACTTTGGTAACCCTCTCACACCAGCCGCATTTAATCTTAATTATTTTGCTTGGGTATGATACAGAGCAAGTGGCTTGATTATGTTGTAAAAGGTAGTTGCACACCAAAGGCGTGTGGCGGTGCCTGTTGCAAGTTTAAGAATTATACTGATGCTGTCAATTATACAGAATCTTGGTGTGAATACTTTGACCAAGTAAATTTATCTTGCACAATTTATGAAACCAGACCAGAAGGTTGTCGCCGCTACCCCGAAGTGCTATCACTTGTAGCATTTCCAAAGCATGAAGGTTGCGGCTACTATTTGGAAGAAACGGAAGATTAAACTTCTACCACTGTTTGTGGATTCCATCCACTATTTTCACCAGGATATCCTCTGGGATTACAGACTACACGAGTTTCACCAATAGTGTAATCAAACACATTATGCACATGACCATGTGTCCATAGTTTAATTTGTGGATGGTCAATAATAAATCCATCAAGGTTAGATACAAAACAACCATTCATAATATGCTGATGTGCATAAGTGTGATGAATGCTGCGATGACTTGGTGCGTGATGTGTGCATACAACAACCTTGCGGTCTTGTAACTGTGATAACTGAACACGCAACCATTCCAAATCACTCACATGTTTGGCAAGCACCGTTGTTGGACGCAGTTTATGATACAACCCTTCGCTTGGATGCTCTGTTATAGCACGATAGTCGTTCATCATATCACGGGATGACATAAGTGTAAGTGGATCATGATTGTTAAAATCAGTCCATAGCGATACACCTAAAAATGTCACATCGCCAATATCAACACGGTCTTGATCACAGAATAGTATATTGCCATAACGTTCAGTTTCTTCATGCAACACAGGTGTAGTTCGCTCCCACTGACCACTATAATGCTCATGGTTGCCAGCAAGATAGATTACGGTTTTCCAGTTCTCACTGCAATACTTAAAGAAATCACGATATCTTGCAGCATCACTTGCATGACCATCATTGTTTCGCATGTCAGCAAGTGAAAGTGGATGACGATACAAATGCTGCGCTAAACAGATATCTCCACCTAACACAAGAATATCTGCGTCAGGTTTAATTTCTGGTATAGGTGCAAATTCTAAATGTAAATCACTTACTATTTGTATTTTCATGGCATACTTTCACATCGTGTCCGTTTTCACTGCGGAACCAACATCCACTTTCTAACCAATCACGATGCGGAACAGTAAGTGGTTTGCGTTCTGCTGGCAGGGGACTGCGTGGTAATTCATAATCTACCGTTTTCATACATCCCGATAATAGCATAGCGGCGATAATTGTCAATGCGTATTTCATTCCGCATCATCCTTTTTTTCCATCTTTTTAAGACTTAACCCATTGGTAGTGATTTCCCAACATACAACAGTGCCTTCTTCCCAATCCATAAGTTTTAACACATCTTCTGGAAATGACAGTAGCAAGTCTTTTGTTTCTGGGTCTTCAATGAGTTCAACTGTCCAAGTCTGCGGCATTGATTAATTCCATTAATTGAGCAATTGCAATTTTGGCACTATGACGAATTGCTTCGGCTGGTACCACTTCATTCATCTCACTAATAACGGTAAGTTCTCGCATCGCCAGTGTAATAATATCAGCAGCCTTCCACTCAACCGTAGTTTCCTTTGGCCAAGTAGAAATGCCGCTAACAGGTGATCGCTCACCACGCTCACATTCTTCTGCAATTCCACGAAGTTTTTCAACAATCTTCATGCTTCACCAATAATTGCTTCTGCATCACTGAGTGGCAGATAATAACCAAGCATAACCTTCATGGCTTCAAAATACTGCTTGTTGTTTTCAAGGTCTTCTTGTTCAAAAGGTTTAAGTTCGCCCTTTTCAACTGCACGATTAGTCAAATCATAGATATCGTTACGAATACGGCGATAGTCTTCAACAAGAATATCACGGAACATGCTTTCTGCGGTTTCGTCACTAATTTCAATCTTATACATGTTATTATCCCCTTCTGATTTCTTCGTAACTCATGCCATGTTTTTCTTCCAACTTTGCTTTTTCTTCGGGGTTGGCTTCATACCAAGCATCAATTTCATCTTCAAGACTGTTATCTTCTTCAACTGCCTCTGTCGCAACTACTACTTCACTTTCGTCTTCATCATCTTCATCACTTGGAACATGAACATAAGGAACATGTTCGCCCATGTTTTCAATATCAAGCGGACCACTGAATACTAGTGTGCCATCAACTGCATCCCATCCTAGCATATCAACAAGTGCGCCGTATGCATAACCTTCTTCTTCAACGGCTTCTTCAATGGCTGCAATTTCTTCATCGCCAAGATCGCCATAGTCCCATTCATCCCAACAACCATCATCTAAATCACGGTCAAAGATATCATACTCAAGTTCATCAATATTAACTTCATCGTTGTTTTCTGCATCTAATTCAGCAGCCAAATCAACTCCCTCTGGAACAAGTAGCGTGACATAACCCCAACGCCAGCCTGTGCTATAGGTGATGGTCTTGTCATCTTTTCTAAAAAATTCAATTTCTGTAATACTCTTTTTATAGCGAGTTGATACTTTGTATTCAATTAACTTTGGGGTTGCTTCATCAGTCATTGTGCTTCACTCTTTCTAAGTAGGTTTCAATTCTGCGGTCAATATATTCGTCAAGATGTGCTTTAAATTTTTCTTTGGCATGTGGCAAAACAGTTTGGCGAATATTATCAGCCATACGCCACTCACCTTCATCATTGTGATGCCATTCATCGTCTAGAGTATCAATAAGTTTCTCTAGCGAGTTGATAAAATCTTCAATAATTTCACTGCTTTTTCTGACCATCTTATTCACCATCGCCTTCGCTATCAACACCATCTTCGGCATCATCCATGCCAATTTCGTCCTCATTTGCTTCAAGCCATGCTTCCATGTCATCAATAATGCCCATGGAATCTAAAATATCGCTAGGAATACGTTCCTTGGCATCGCTAATATCGTCACCAATTTCATATTGGTCTTCGCCGCTTTCACTGCTCCACTTACCACAGAAACTACCGCCTGGTTCATAATAATAGGCAACAATATCAAATTCAGCGATATTATCATACCATTCAGTAGGCGGTGACCATGCAGTATCAAAGGAAAAAGTGACAGTTTTGCCATCGTTGCTTAATTCAAACATTTCTTCTGGAACTTCGGAGATATCCCACTTGGTTCCCCAATTATCAATAGACCATTCATACCAACTTGGGTAGCCAAACTCTTGCACATTGCGAGCCACAATAGCGTCACGCTTAGACTCATAGTCATCGCCAATAGGTGCTTCTTCAAGCAATTCAGGCGGCATAGGAAGAAATTCATTGAGCAACTTGCCAGCTTTGGCAGCATTAATCAAACGGGTAATCTGTTCTGGGTCTTCGTGCGTAAAAGTAGCACGGTTGTCACACCAATTAGGCATATGAATCTCCTATGATTTCTCTCATCATAGCGCAAGTATTGCTGACTGTCAAGTAAATAATTTAATCATATTGCTATTTTGTTCAGCAGCATATTCAAAAAATCTGTTACGATTTGCCAATAGTCGTGGATAAATTTGATGATATAATTCTATTTGATAGTTTATACCTTGCACATGAAACCATTCTAAATTTTTAATAATGTTACGTGCGGTTTGTGATTGTTGTACATGTATTGGTAACTTTTCACTGACATTTATTTTATAAGGCCACAAATCTTCAAATGTATCAAATCCGTGTAGCTTTAAATACTCACATAGATGTGCTGATGCCATTACCATAAATGGGCGCATGCCGATGATTGGTTTATAAATTTTTTCACTTACAAATTGTGAGTTGGTTGGTGAAAATTGTGTTTCTGAAACAATATTAATAAGATGTGTTTGCCATATATCTAATCTACCCAAACTAAAAATATCATTAGGTATTGCTGCCCACTCATCGCTTGGTGCTTCATCTAATTTGTAATGTACATCATTTTGTAACAACAATGTTGGAATATCAATGTTATCTTTTGTACCAAATGTTATAATACCACATGATTTTATATTTGATGATATAAGTTTGCTTACTAATTCTTGGCGATGTGGGTGTGGTTTGCGATTATAACTTACAAATAATTTATCGATATTGTTTAATTTTAATTCATCAACAGTATATTCTTTAAATTTTCTTGCTGAAAGAATAGCCCAAAAATCTAAAAAATTATCTTCCGTGGTATATCCAAACTGCATTACTGAAAAGTTATCAAGTATTATTTTTATATTAGGTGGTATATCTAGTGGGTCTGCGAGAATTGATAAAAAAATATGATCTGGCTTCTTTTCTAATTCTTTTTCTAAATCATCCGGCGCTAACCAGTTGCAACTTAGAATTAAATTATTTGTGCCATATTTTTTTTCAATATTTGTTGCAGCCGCATTAAAAACTTCACGTTCTAACGCACTTACTGCCCATTGTTTAGGAAAAGGTGATGATAGAATATGCATGTCATACGTTAATTACATTGCATTGTGGAACATCTATGCCTGTACGCCATGGATCAATAACGACACTGTTTGAAATATAATCATAGTTTCTTGTCCAAGCATGATGATACGAAATCAAATAAACAACAGGATTATTCTCACTATATTCAATATTATTAAGTGGATCATGATAATACAATTCACCACCCAATTCTTGCACATAATGACCGACAAGTAGCGCATAACTACCATCAGTATTAGGAACATTTAGTTTATAACTACAGCCTAAAATAACAACAGGTAAATTATAACTGCATAATAATTTTGCCATATTTTTAGCTTGCGCTTCACGAACTTGCATAACATTACCAAACAAATCATAACCTAAGTTTAGTTCATTTGAAAGCCAACGTAACGCAATATTATCACGAGGATGGCAAGCGCCGCCATCGCCTAAGCCAGCAGTCATATACCTATGACTCATAATTCTGCGTGTGCAATCTGCAAGTGCAGTTGTTACATTATCAACATTCATATTTCCAAGACGTTGCCCAATATCATAAATCGTATTAACAAGCGCAAGTTTAGTAGAGATAAATGTGTTATAAAATATTTTGATTGCTTCTGCATCTTCCCAACTACCAAATTCATAGCGACTGGTTGGCAAGCAGCAAGTATTATATATTTCAATTAGCTTTTCAACATTCGGATTATTGTCGCTGCCAATGATAATCATTTCAGGATCAATAAAATCTTGTGCAACTGTACCAACTGCAATTAGATAAGGATTATAAATGATATCCTCAATGATAGGCGCAAACTCACGACGAACCGTGCCTGGCAACACAGTTGAAATTAACACTACTTGTTGTGTTTGTGTTTTGTATTGTGCAATTTCTTTTAATACATCTTTTACAATGCTGTAATCAAAATCCTTGACGGGCAAATGACTTGTTGGAGTTTCACCACCATACTGTGAATCATGGGGTGTTGGAACTGCAATGAAGATTACATCACTGCCATCAATGCAACTACTAATAGATTCTTTTAATGGAAAATTTGCATGCACTGGACCAATGTCATATCCGACCACACTGTAATGTTTGCTCATAACAGTTGCACATGGCAACCCAAGTTTTCCCAAACCAATCATTGATATTTTCATTACATTATCCCATTGTTAAAAACAGTTTATTTTTTAATTTATCATCTTGCGGTGTAGGTTTATATAATTCAAGTTGCCATCTGATTTTCATAAATTTTTCTTGAATTTCTTTATAAACATCTAAATTGTTTGTAAAACTATCTACTATAATTTCTTTGAGCAAATGTTCCATTTTATTTACTTTATCAATAGTAGTTTGTTTAAATTCATGATGCAAAGTTTTTTCTAGATACTGCATATGTTCAAGTGGTGTAGGATGATATTCTTTAAAGTGTGGATGAATATTTTCTTCTACTTGTCGCATTTTAAACCAAATATCATCGTTCCATAATACTGTGTAAAAACTATCTTTAATTTTATCAAGATGTGGTTTGTAAAGTGATATTAATTTTCCAAACTGACTGTTTGTATTATATTCTTCATGACTAAATTGATCAATAAATTTAGACAAATTAAGCATGGATAAAAAAGTAAAATCAATATTGTTGCTGCTTAATATACTATCGACTGCAGCAATATAAGCAAAATCTCTTATTGCACATCCCATGGGATCAATGTATTTTTCAACAAATTCTGCAGAATATTTTTGTTGAGTAAAAATATTACCTGGCAATAACCATTTTTTATTAATCCAACGATCTTCTCTGCAAACATTTGTCCAACAAACTATTACTAAATCATTTTCAGTAAAGTTGTATAAAGTTTTTGCTTGAATAAATGTATTAAAAATAAATTGATTGCCGCCACCACTTGCGCCAAAATTATAGAGTGGAATACCTAAATCATATGCTAATATTTCAGGCCATGCTGGCCAAGCAAAATTAGTAAAACTGCAACCAAATGCAAATAACCTATCATATTTTTTCATATAATTAATTATCGCCACCCCAACGCATAGCAATAAATGCCTGATCCGCTTGATCGCCACCACGCAGTTCCCAATATGGTTCGCCATTATTAAATCTGTGTATGCAAAGGCAATCTGGATAATTTTCATTCATCCATTGTTTAAATTCAAAATTTACTTCGTTTGTGTAAATGTTATCAAACCTGATAGTCATATGCCAGCGTTGCGGTCCTAAATCATGGACCCTTATTTTAGTCATTACGCAAATCTCATTACAAAAAAAGTATAGTCTTCTGGTGTATTAAATCGCACAAACCATTGGTCATCGTCATCATCATCGCCAGCATATCGTTGTGCTTTGGCATTGAACTCGGTCAGTAGCACAACTTCGTTAAAACTACCTTTTTCACGACAATATTTGTTAAAATTTTTCCACATATTATCAGAATCTGAATTTCTGTCATTCCAATCAAGCGGAATCCAAAAACCATTTTCAAAATTTAAATCAATCATGCCGACCATCGTGCTACAAATAACGCTGCTATTTCTTTATTGGGAAAAGTAATCCAATAATCTCTGCCAGTAAAAGTATCTACTTTCCAATCTCTACCATACACATAACCTTGCTCTTCCATCCAACGAATAATATCTGGAATAGGATGCAGTTGTTCAAATCCAGTTTCATAATATAACCATTTATGCAGCATACCATCTGGTATGTCAATATCATAGGTCATTTATAATTGCCCAATTAAGATGTTCAAATTCATCGTGCCAAATAGGTTTAAGTTTTTCCTTGTCATTTATCGTAGTCCAAGTTGGCTCTGCACATTGTGCATACTCTAACCAAATGATACGATTAGTTATATCACAGCGGCGAGGCAATAACGCAAACTTACGCCGCCAATTACAATATTTTTTAAGATCATTTCGTAACGGTTTCATGTAAATCTCAGCGCAAAATATAAAATAATACTTTCATCTACCCAATCATCAAACTCACAAAACAATCCAAACGCAACAGGTCGCCGTATGCCTACTGTTTCACTTTTCTTTGTTTCAGTAGATGTTTTAAGTTTCCAACCACGACCTTTTTTAGGGTCGCCCACTCCATTCTCAACGGGAATACCCAAACCAACATTGCGCTCTAACCACTGCACAACACTGGTTAAACTATGCTTTGTTCTATCAATTCTGATTATGCGACTGCTCATAACATCATTATAACCTAAAGGTCATAACTGTCAAGTATTTTTTATAATCATAAATACTTGCATGATAGAAATTCGTGAATTAAAAACATTTGATAAAGTAAATGAACTTTGGATTAGCCAAGAATTTCTTTGGCCCGATAGTGATAATATTGGATGGTCAGTTTGTTCTGATTCATCTTCTCAGATTGATGAAATTTTACCATTGATTCCTAACAAAAGAATCGCTATACAAGCAGGCGGCAATGGCGGCATTTGGCCAATAAAGTTAGCAAAAAACTTTGACCATGTAATTACATTTGAACCAGGCGCAACAATGTTTGATTGTTTAACAAAAAATGTAGAGTTACATGAAGTTACTAATATCACCACATACCATGCAGCATTAAGTGATACTAGTGGAACACTTAATATAAATGTGCATAATTCAGAAAATCTTGGTGCCAGTTGGATTGTAGAAAGAATTATTCATGATATAAATCATGATGAAATTACTGCAGAAACAGTAACCGCAATGCGTTTAGATGACCTTTCTTTAGAACACTGTGATTTAATTCAGCTTGATGCAGAAGGTTATGAAATGTTTATCCTTCAAGGTGCAAGTAAATTAATAAGCAAATTTAAACCAGCAATCATGTTGGAAATTAATGAATGTTCTACTGCATATGGATTTAGTAACGACGATGTTATGCAATATATTACTTCATTGGGATATAGTGTAGCAAAAAAAATCAATGATAATGTATTATTTTTGCCTACAATTTAGATAAATCCTCTAATGTTTTAATTGCGCTATCACGTTTGCATAATTCAATGTATGTATTTTTGTTACGGCTCCATTCTGCGCCATTCCACCACTCGAATCCGCTTAAATGTGCTTTATAGATAGAACTTTTTTCATAACCACTACCAATATAAAGATACTGCAATCCCAATGATTGGGCATATTGAACTTCATGATGTAGCATCTCCGCACCAAATTCCCATTGAACATGTATTACATAAGCATTAAATTGACTTTCTAATCCGCTATTATATTTTACAAACTTTGTAAATCCACGCAGAGCATCTGGAAACGCACAGCCACGCCAATAATATTCCATCCATTCATCACGCTCACCAATCACAAATGGTTCATATAGCGGTTCAAATTTTTTATCATAAAGATATCTATCCCATACCCTTTTATATTCTTCTGTATTGGGCGTATCTACGAATTGTAAGTCATAGTTATAAACCGTTTGAAAATATTTCCAATCCTTTAACACAATACGAGTGCTGCGTGATTGATACCATCCGCCATTATACCATAACCAACCATTCTCCAATGCTTGCGCTTCTTCATGCGGTTCGCACTGTAGATTAGCATGATATAGCTGTAGGTTATGTTTTTCTTGAGAGCCATAGTAGTGGTTATAAGTAATCTGCATATGAATAATTATATAGATTTACCTACTGCAACGCAAGATTTAAGTGACTGGATCATCAATTTTCTTGATGTTCCGCAAACAGTATTAAACAATATTGCGCCATGTCCATTTGCCAAAGCAGCATTAGTTAATGGTAAGATCAGGTTTGTGTTAGGTAGCGATAGTGTAGTGCAAGATATGCTTATGCTCAATGCACAATGGGATGTGGAATACGAAGGCGTTGTGTTAATCTATCCAAGCGATATTAATGCAGAAAACTTTGTAGATAGTGTCGAATATGTTAATAATTTATTTTATCGCCATAGTGGATTGCTTGCACTAGAAGATCATCCACAGATTCCAGAAACGATTGCAGGTTTGCGATTTAATAATCACAAATATGCGGTGGTTATTGTTCAACGAGCAGAGAAATTAAGTAAGGCAAGTGAAATGTTAGCGAAGCGTGGTTATTATAAAAATTGGTCACAACAGGATTTAGATGCTGTTATTGGATGGAGATGGTAATGTATAATGTATATAATCATTGGGATAAACTTAAGGTATGTGCAGTCGGTCGCAGTTATCCGCCTGAGTTTTATAGTTTTATTAATAATCCACGTTTGCGATCTTTGTTTGAAAAAATAGCAATAGAAACAGAAGAAGATTATCAGGGATTAATTAATAAATTGCATGAATTTGGTGTTGAAACAGTTCGTCCAAATGTCCCAAATATTGTTCCAGAAAAATATTACAATAGTGGGCTGCGTATTCCTGGTCCTATAAGTATGAATCCACGAGATCAAATTATTATGATAGGTGAAGATTTTTTTATTTTTCCTTATCAATATGTTGCAAGTAAAGTAAGCGGTAGAATTGATCCACATAATATTATTGATAAAGTTAATAATGTAAAGGAATGGAACCTCAATACCAGCCAATTAATTGATTGGTGGAAACCTATTATTGAAAAATTAGAAAGTAATGGCAGCACACTATTAGATTATAGTAATAAAGAAGATGACATGCTAACTAAAGCACTTAAAAATATCTATGTTAATGGTATAACAAGAATTGGACGTGATTTATATTTTGGAACACGCGACGAAATGGATAGTCGAACAATGTTATCTGCAAAATTACTAGTGAAACAATATTTGCGAGAAAAAAATTATAGAGTGCATTATATTTCTACTGGCGGACATGTTGATGGTTGCTTTACTCCAGTTAAACCAGGTTTAATTATAAGTGCATCGGATATGGATGCTTACGATAAATCATTTCCTGGATGGGAAGTAGTACGTGTTAGTGACAATAGAAGAAGACTTGATGGTTGGTATGATTTAAAAAAGAAAAATAATGGCAAATGGTGGATAGCCAATAGTGAAAACGATGATGTATTAATTGATTTTGTAGAGTCATGGCTTCAAGATTGGATAGGATACGTTGATGAAACCTCGTTTGATGTAAATTCATTAGTAATTGATGAAAAAAATATTTTAGTAGCTGCTTATAATAAAGCTGCATTTGACGCATACGAACGTCATGGTGTAACACCACATATTGTACCGCTTAGACATCGTGAATTTTGGGATGGTGGATTAAGCTGCATCACTGCTGAATTACATCGTGAAGGCGTTATGCAAGATTGGTTTCCAGAAAGAGGATAATGTGTTACAAGTTTATCAGCATTGGGATAAGCTAAAAACTTGTATCGTAGGACAGGCTTATCCTCCGCAATTTTTTAGTTATATAAAAAATCCACGTGTTCGTAATGTATTTGAAAAAATAGCAATAGAAACAGAAGAAGATTTTCAAAAATTAATAAAGCTACTTGAAAGTTTCAATGTAAAAGTTTTGCGTCCAAATATTTTAGATAATTTTGAGCATTATTATAATACAACAACTCAACGATATAGCGCACCAACTGTTTCTCCACGTGACTATTGTGGTATGATAGGCAATGAATTTTATTGGGATAATAACCATGCTTATAGTAAAAATTTTATAGTAGATTATACGCCAGAACATGAACACATTTTAAATTTTATTAAAGATAACAATAATACGATTATAACTGGACATGAAATTAATACCGCATCGGTCACAAGAGTGGGAAAAGATTTATTCTTCGGCACCACTTTTGATTTGCAACCTTGGTGGGAAAAAATAAAAAAACCAAGTTGGCCAAAATTAATACCAGAAAATGTATTAGAATATTATACTTCAAATAAACATTATTTTATCGATCATTTCTTAAAGAAAAATTCAGAGTCAGCCAAAACAGCATACAAGGAATCAGTTGAAGAAATGATCGTAACTGAGTTATTGGAAAAAACTAAATTATTTCCCAATAATCGTTGCCATGTATATGACACGGGCGGACATATCGATGGAGTATTTTGTCCTGTTGTGCCTGGATTAATTGTTTCACGAACAGATTTTGATGGTAATTTTTCTACAAATTTTCCTGATTGGGAAGTGTTTGAAATAAACACAACGTTTGACGCATTAACAAAATTTAAAAAACTTCGTGCAAAAAATAGTGGAAGATGGTGGGTACCTGGTGAGGAAAACAATCATGAATTTACAGATTTTGTTGAAGAATTAAGCAATCATTGGGTTGGTAATATAGAAGAAACTTCTTTTGATGTTAATATGTTAGTAATTGATGAAAAAAACGTTGTGTGTAACAACCACAATAAAGAGATGTTTGATGTTTTTAAAAAATATAATATTACCCCGCATGTTATTGATTTTAGATACCGACACTTTTGGGATTGTGGATGGCATTGTGCCACTAATGATATTGATAGAGAAGGCAACCAAGTGGATTATTTTCCAGAAAGAGAAATAAAATGAACATTTATAATATATGGGCTAACATTAAAGAAGGCATTACTGCCGAAGAATTTGTGCAAAAAATGAGCGCATATTTAGATCGTCTTGTTGAAACTAATAATATGGAACGTTATCGTATTATGAGAATGAAACTTGGATTTCGGTCTATGGATATTCCTGAGTTTCATATTATGATGGAATTTACAGATATGGGACAACTTGATCGTGCAATGAGCAATACGCTTAAAGACGAAAAAACCGACACATTACATGTCGGTTTTAATCAATGGGTAGATATAGATACTATACAGCATGCACTGTATCGAGATTTTCCAGATTAATATTCTCGTACTTCAAGAATATCTTGTGGTTTAAATCCCATTTGGTTTTGTTCAAACCGAATGCAAGCTACCTCAAAATTTCTGGCAATGCAATCAAACACACCGCCACATTCCATCTTAAATGTAAAACGTTTCATATCAAACTCCCTTTGCTACCATTGCATCATCATACCGCTCAAGGGCATGACCAAGTTCTTCATACATTGCACGATCAAGATTATCTGCATAATCACGAAGGTCATTTGCGATATAATGAATTTCTACGAGCGTATCTGCCTGTGAAATCTCAAGGCGCTTGTGCCGTGCAAGTACGGACTCAATACGTGCGGCGAGAGAAGTTGCTTCATTGACGGTCATGTAAAATCTCCATTGCTTATATTCTTACAATAGCATATATTTTAGGATTGTCAAGCATTATTTTTAATTTTTTCCAACAATAATATCACTAGACATAGGGGGTTTTGGCAAATTTTTGACTACATCTAGTACTTTGGCGAACCATTTTTGGTGTATTGGCTGTATTTTTTCATATTCTAAATTTAGGTTTAGGACATGATTTAACAAACTTACGTATTCAAGTGAATCTTCGCAAAAGATAATATCACTTGGAACTCGCAAAACGGGTTCGCCTACAATTGCCTCAATTGCTTCATATCTATGATGACTCTTAAATTCATTGTAATAGTAACCATAATTGTAATATGCCATATCACGATGAAGCCATGCCCTCTTTCTAAACAGCATATCTAATTCAGGATTTTTAGGAAATTCAATCAAGTAATATTTCTTATTAGGAAAACGGTCT